GACGAACTTCATGGAAGGCCTCGTCACGGCGTACAGCGGCACGACGCTGACCGTGAACGTCGACCTGATCGGCGGCAGCGGCACGGCCGCCGATTGGAACATCAATCTCGCTGGGCAGCAGGGCGCCACCGGATCGGTCGGGGCGGCAGGGGCGAGCGGCGCCACCGGGCCAGGAGGGCCGACCGGAGCTGCAGGCGCCAGCGGCGCGACCGGGCCAGGAGGACCCGCCGGCGCGAGCGGCGCGACCGGACCCACGGGACCGAGCGGCGGTGCCGGCGCGAGCGGAGCGACCGGGCCGGCGGGCCCCGCGACGGCGTTCAATTGCGGGCGGCTCGTATTTAGCTCCAACACGTTGATCCAATTCATTCCCTACAATGGCGATTTGATTAAGATCAACGGCACGATCTACAACATTCCTGCGGGCGGCATCAACGGGGCCAACACAGGCACCTTCGTCAATCAGGTCGCAGGTCAAAATCTCGCTGCGAACACTCTTTATTACGTCTACGCCTTCAACAACGCAGGCACGCTGGCGCTCAACTTCAGCGGCACTGGCCACACCTGGAGCGGGACCGCGGGGAACGTCGGCGTCGAGATCATGAACGCAGGTGGCGGCAATGCCTACACCCTCGTCGGCATGGTCTGGACGACGTCAGGCGGCGGCTTCTCCGACAGCGGTCAATTTCGCGGCGTTGCCTCCTGGTTCAACCGGATGAACCGGTACGTCGGAGTCAGCTACGGCAACCAAAGCGCGACGAACATAAACGGCGTCTGGGGCAGCATCAGCGGAGGCAATCAGCCCATTATTCTCAACTGGGCTGACGAGGCGATCAACATCGGCCTCAACGGCCAGATTGGCAACAACGTGGCGGGCCAGACTGGAGGCGTTGCCATTTCCTACGACTCGACGACCAGCAACATCATCCAGGCACAGTACTGCTATCTGACGGCGCCCAACTACGGCAACTACACCATCGCTCTTCCGTACGTGCTGAGCGAAGGCGCTCACTCGATCTTTCTCATTGGCTTCGGCAGCATAAACGCTTCTGCAAACACAATGACGGTCTACAACTCGACCTTATACATGAGCACGCGAGCATGAGATGCCCGACGTCCGTCTCGTCCAGCGCGGCGACTTCCCCTATCAGACCGACGTCTCGGTCGATTGGTTGCTCTTGAGCGACGGAACGCTCGACGAATCGCAGGCGCTGGCGACCTCGGTCATCGTCGCGCTCGGCACCGACCGGCTCGCGGCGACGACCGACATCCTGCCCGACCCGGATTCGACCGATCGGCGCGGCTGGTGGGGCGACCTCGACGCCGACACGATCTGGAACGGCTGGCCGATCGGCTGCCGGCTTTGGCTGCTGCACCGAGAGAAGATCACCAGCTCGCAGGCGCAGCAGGGTTCGACCCTAGTCAAGATCAAGTTCTACATCCAAGAGGCATTGCAGCCTTTCATTGATCTGCGTGTCGCCTCGTCAATGTTCGTCGACGTCGAGCGCGTCGACGTCGAGCGCATCAACGTCCTGGTCCGGCTCTACCGCGGCCCGAAGACCGCGATCGAGCTGCAATTTCAAATCCTCTGGCAGGACATCATCGAGTAGACCATGCCGTGGTCGACGCCAACACTGCGCGACGTGCGCAGCACGATCCGCGATGCGATCACGGGGCGCCTGCCGGGCGCGGACGCCAACGTGCCGAATTCGGTGCTGCGCGTCTTGTCAGACGCCATGGGCGCGCTCTGCCACCTGACTCTGCAATATATCGATTGGCTAGCGCTGCAGCTCCTGCCGGACACGGCCGAGACCGAATGGCTCGATCGGCACGGCCATATTTGGCTCGTCAACGCCGATGGCTCGACCGGACGCAAATTGGCGACGCAGGCGGCCGGGACGGCCAGCTTCGCAGGCGCGATCGGCACCATCGTCCCGAGCGGGACGCAGCTCGGCTATGGCACCGGCATCAGCTATCAGACGCTGTCGCAGATCACGATCGGCTCGGCGCCGTCGCCGGTCGCGATCCAGGCGCTCGATCCAGGAGCCGCGGGTAATCTCGACGCCGGCACCGCGCTGTCAATGCAGACGCCGGTCGCAGGCGTCACCGGGGTCACCGTCGTCTCACTCGAAGGCGGAACCGATGACGAGACAGACGACGAGCTGCGCGCGCGCATCCTCAAGCGCATCCGCGAGCCGCCGATGGGTGGCGACGCCACCGATTATGAGCAATGGGCGCTCGCGGTTCCTGGCGTGACCCGCGCATGGTGCGCGCCGCAAGAGATGGGGATCGGCACCGCCTCGGTCCGCTTCATGATGGACGATCTGCGTGCCGTCAACGATGGCTTCCCTTTGCCCGAGGATGTCGACGCGGTGCAGGCCTACGTCGACTCGCAGCGGCCGGTCACAGTCAAGCAGTGCTATGTCCTCGCCCCGCTCAAGCAGCCGATCGACTTCGACATCATCAACTTGAATCCAGACAACGAGGCCGTCCGAGGCGCGATCCAGACCTCGATCGAGGCGATGCTCTATCAGCTCGCCGCGCCGGGCCAGACGATCTTTGCGGCCTGGAAATACGCGGCCGTCATGAACGCGCCCGGCGTCATCTCGTTCGACATGGGGTCCTGCGCTGACGACGTCATGCCGGACGGCGGCCACATGGCCGTGCTCGGCGACATCTACTACGGGACCGCTTCGGCCCCGGCCTCGTCTCAGACGAAGATGATCGCCTATGCCGGACCGTCACATTAGAAGGACGGGCGACGATTACGCGTCAGCGTTCTTGTCGCTCCTGCCGCAGGGCCAAGCGTGGCCGCGGCATCCTTTAAGTACGCTCGTCCTCGCCTGCTTCGGGCTTTGCGATTATTGGGGCTTCGTCGACGGCCGCGCCGCTGATCTCCTGGAGACGGAGTCCGATCCGCGCTCGACCCTGGAACTGCTGTCGGACTACGAGCGCAATTGGGGACTGCCCGATCCTTGCGTGACCGAGCCGCAATCGGTCGAGGCGCGCCGCATCGCACTGGTCATGAAGATGACCATGCAGGGCGGCCAGTCGCGGCAGTTCTTCATCGATGTCGCCGAGCGGCTCGGCTACACCGTCACGATCACCGAGTACCTGCCCTATCAATGCGGCATCTCACGCGTCGGCGATACGCGCAGCGCCGCCGACAATCCCGACGACCCGACGCGCTACATGTGGCAGCTCGGGCCGCCGGAGCTTCGCTACTACTGGACCATCCACGTCACAGCGCTGAAGCTCGAGTATTTCCACACCGGCTCGGGTCAATGCGGCGTCGATCGCCTGCTCTCGATCGGCACGGCGCAGGACTTGGAATGTTTGATCGAGCGATACAAGCCCGCGCACACGTACGTCGTCTTCGACTATTCGGCGGTTTCCGGTCTCGATTTCAGCCAGACCTTCAACACTAGCTATCTCGCGCTCGGGATCATGTAGATGGACAACAAGCTCATCAAAGACGCGCTCGGCCAGAACTTCACCATCCGCATGCGCGATCTCTCGCCCGGCGGGGACGGCTCGTTCCAGCGGTCGATGATCTTCTCGACCGCCTACCCGATCGACTACGGGACCGGCGGCAGCTATCGCGATTCCGCCAAGAGCGGCGCCATGGCTGCCGGGCTTGCGGCGAACGCGGCAATCTATTCATTCCAATGGCCCTCCTCCTCGCTGCTCGCGCTGATCAAGCGCATCCGCTTCAACGCCTGGACGCTCGGCACCGGGTTTGCCGCCGGGCTGGCGGAATTCGACCTCTTTATCGCGCGGCCTTTCAGCGCAGCCGACGGCGGCGGCAATCAATCAAACCTCGCAGGCGGCAGCGGGAGGATGCGCAGCAGTATGCCGGCGTCGCATGCGATCATCATGACCTCGACCACCGCGGCGCTCACTCCCGGAACGCGAACGCTCGACGCTGATCCGATATCCAGACGAGTCCCCGCGGCGCCGACGGGCGCGAATGCTCCGCTCTTTGCTGATGCAATCACCTTGTACGAAGCGGTGCAGGGCGAGCACCCGCTTCTGTTCGTGCAAAACGAGGGCTTCGTCATTCAAGCGAGTGTTCCCGCGACTGGCATCTGGCAATTCGCCCTGATGACCGAATGGGACGAGATCACTCTCTTCTAAGAGCGAGGCGGCGATGAAGTACAATCAACCGTTCGATCAACCGTCGAACCCGAACGCGCCCTATGTCGATGGCAATCCGGCCGCCGGCATTCAAGGCTCGATCGTGCCTGCCGCATCAATCGAGTTCGATCAGCGCGAGATCGTCAACGTCATCAGCGCGTCAGCTCTCAGCCCGACCGACTCCGATCTCACCCAGCTGCTTCAATCGCTCAAGCAGATCGACGTCAACAACATCTTCAAAGCTTCGACAAACCTGGGCAATGCGTCGCAGTGGAGCGCTTCAGTCCCTACTTTGCCGATCATGCCGCCGCCGCGCGGCTGCGCGATCTGGTTCAAGCCTGGTTTCGACTCGGTGAAGGGCGGCACCGTCTTCTCGGTCAACGGCAGCTCATTCGTCAATGTGACGCACAGCAACCTCGCGCCGATCGACATCGGCGACGTCGTGGCGGCGCAATGGGTGTTGCTGTTCTTCGACGGAACGCAATGGCAGATGGTGACCGGCGGCACGCAGCGCACCGGTCAAATCCCGCTGCTGCAGAAAAACGCCGATTGGTACGTCAACCCGACCACCGGCAACGACACGACCTATGACGGCACGTCGCCGACGATCATCTCGGCGACGGTCGGCCCGTTCCAGACCATCAATCGCGCCGTTCAAGAAACGCAAAAATACAATATGAACGGCTACTCGCAGAAAATTCACTGCGCAGATGGCAACTACGCACCCTTCGTCGCCGGCATCACCAACGGCGTCGGCACCGTCTACATCGAAGGCAATATCAGCAACCCGCAAAACTGCACGATCACGGCGACGGCCAACAATGTTTGCTGCGCGTTCTTCACCGGCGGCAACTGGGCCATGGCCGGCTTCCGGTTGGCCACCATCAACCCGGCGATGGATTGTCTGGCGCTCAACGGAACCGGCACGACTTGCACGGTCTACGGCTCGATGCGCTTCGGTCCCGCTGCTCGCTTCCACATGTCCTCGGGCTGGATATCGGTTCTGTGGATCGCCGACTCGACGAACCTCATCGTCGAGAGCGGAGCAAACGCCTCGGCGCACATGGACTCCACCTATGCCAACATGCTGGTCGGCAATTTGAACACGTCGATCCATCCCTCGATCACATTCCTCGGCCCGGTGACCTTCTCGCAGTTCATCAACGTCAACAATGGCGGCATGAGCTTCATCATCTACGCATCGCAGTCGAGCCCCGGCAACGTCACCGGAAGCAAATATGCGGTGTCGATGAACGGCATCTGCAACGTCAACCTGCAGAGCGTCAACTACTATCCTGGCACGACGCCGGGGAGCACTGCCACCGGCGGCCAGTACGGCTAAGGAGAAACGAGAATGGCACTCTCTTCGGAAGCGCAGACTCTGCTCGATCAGCTCGCGCAAGCGCCCGGCACATTCATCGAGCAACAACAAATCGCGGGTCCGGCGTTGGACGAGCTGATCGCCGCCAACTACGCGTTCGCCTTCGGCCCGAGTCTGCATGTTTCCTACATGACCTTCTTTCGCCCGCAGGGGCCCGAGCACCAATACTGGCCGGTCGGGCTGACGTACGACGGTCGCGTCGCGGCCGGCCTGCCGGTGCCTTCGAAAATCCCCGAGTCTTTCAGGACGTCTGGGCAAGAAGAGTAATTTGGTGAGAGCAGATGTCTGGCCCTGCCTACTTCACCGGCGTCATGAACATCGCGATGAACGAGGACTGGATCGTCCCGTTCCTCTACGCGACGTCGAGCGATGGCGGCGTGACGACGACGCCGATCGACCTGACCGGCTCGACTTTGATGATGGAGATCAGGCATCAGGAAGCGGATCACGAGGTCGTTCTCTCGCTCGCGTCGCCGGACAAGGGCATCAGCATCGACAATGCGACCGGCGGCGCGTTCACGATTTTGATTACGCGCACCCAGCTCGCGCAATTCATGCCCGGCGACTATGTCGCCGATCTCGTGCGCCTGATGCCGAACGGCTATGTCGAGCGCATTCTTGATTGCGACGCGGTCACAGTCGTCGAGGGCAAGACCCGATGACGAGCGGAGATCGCCTCGACGTTTCGGCAGGCACGTCGCGCATCTCGCTCACGCTAGCGACAGCCGATCCGCAAATTCTAGCGGTGCCGCAGATCGGCCCAGCTGGGCCGATCGGTGCCACCGGAGTCCAGGGCATCCAGGGCCCTCCAGGTCCGCAAGGCCCGGGCGGCGTCGGCCCGCAAGGCGAGCCGGGCCCGCAAGGTCCGCTCGGGCCGGCCGGCGCCACCGGATTCACGGGAGCGACCGGCGTCGGCGCCACCGGCGTCGGCGGTCCGCAGGGCGCCACCGGCTTGCAGGGAGCGACCGGACCGCAGGGCGTCATCGGCTTGACCGGCTTGCAGGGCGCCACCGGCGCCACCGGCACGGTGACCGGTGTCAAAGTCCCGGCGCCGCAGTGCGGTCACCTCTTCGCCCAGACCGGGACGCTGATCTCGTTCCAGCCGTACGCTGGCGAGCTGATTCGCATTCAAGGCGTAGACTACTCCATCCCATCAGGCGGGATCGGCGGCAACAACACCGGCTGCTACATCGACGGCTCGATCGGCAATCTCGCCGCGAGCACGGTCTACTACGTCTATGTCTTCAACAACGCGGGGACGCCAACGATCGAGTTCTCGACGACGGCGCCTGCGTGGGATACGACTCCTGGCAACATAGGCGTCTTGTGCAAGTCAACCACCAACACCCGCTCCTTGATCGGCATGGTCAAGACGACCGCGTCGGGTCAGTTCACCGACAGCGGCCTCTCCAGGCTCGTCCTCTCGTACTTCAACCGCAGACCGAGATACGCAGTCGCCAGCCTCGGCAACAACTCCACCACCTCTACCACGCCGGCTCAGCTTGCCAGCGGCTACGTCGAGTTCTTGACGTGGAACGACGAGGAAGTCCACGCCTGGGTCTCGGGCCAGCTTCAGTGCAGCGGCAACTACGGCCACATCTTCATCGGCCTCGACGGGCCTAGCAACTTCGGGGGCGCCCAGCTCTACACCACCACCGCAGTCAACGTGTCCGGCGGCGCCGGAGGCTCGATCAACGTCATGCCCGGCGCGGAGATGACCACCGGCCAAGCCGCCTACAACTGGGGCGCATGGCCGGGCGGCTCGTATCACTACCTGCTGTGCATGGGAGCCGCGGACGCCGGCGGCACTCTCGCCTTCAACAACGCCAATCTTTTCGCGAAGATCAACGGATGACGGTCGAGCTAACAGTCCCGCAGATCGGCCCGGCAGGTCCTATCGGCGCGACCGGCATCCAGGGCATTCAAGGCCCGCCCGGGCCGCAGGGGCCCGGCGGCGTGGGTCCGCAGGGCGAGCCCGGTCCGCAGGGGCCGATCGGACCGCCCGGCGTCCAGGGCGCGACCGGCGTCCAGGGCGCCACTGGGCTCGGCGCCACCGGCGTCGCGGGGCCAGTCGGGCCGACCGGGCCGCAAGGCGCCACCGGAGTCGGCCTGCAAGGCGCCACCGGCATCCAAGGCGCAACCGGACCAGCGGCCGGCGCCACCGGCGCCACCGGCATCGCAGGCGCGCCAGGGGCAGCGGGCACGCCTGGCGCCGTCGGCGCCACCGGGCCGCAAGGACCGCAAGGGCCGCCCGCTCCAGGCGGCGCGGGCTGGCAGAACAACTACGGCGGCGCCGGCAACCCGACCTTGACGACGGATGCTTCCGCACCGCGCATGTACGGCCTGGGGAGCAGCCCGGGCTTCAATTTTCGGCCGCAGAAGTCTGGCGCCATCTTGATTACGATGACGTTCGACATCGTCGGCTCGGGCTTCAATCAATGCTTCTATCAATTGGGCTGGGGCGGCGGTTCGGCGCCAGGGAACGGCGCCAACTGGTACAGCGTCGGCGCCAACAGCATGGGCGGCGGCAAGGGACCGGCCTATCAAGGCGGAAGTTGCTCGTTGACCGGCGTCATCACTGGCATGGGCATCGGCACGTTGTATTGGTTCGATCTTGCGGCAACTTCCACCGCTGGCACCGTGACGCAGCAGATCGCCAACGTCGCCGCGACGGTCAGCGAGCTTTGAATGGGGAGGATTTCGCTTGCGGTTCCACGTTCTCGGCATTCCGCACACCGCGACCAACAAAGATTATTGTTGCTGCGCGTTCACGCAGAAGGTCCTCAATATGTGCGCGATGCTCACCGCGCGCGGGCATCACGTCATCCACTACGGCAACGCGCATTCGGAAGTCATTTGCAGCGAGCACATCACGGTCACTGATCGCGCCGATATCGGGCCGCCCGAGCTGTCCGGGAACTTCGAGACCAACACCGAGGTCTATCGGAAATTCGCCAACATCACGATCGGCGAGATCGAGAAGCGCAAGCAGCAAATGGACATGCTGCTGTGCTTCTGGCCGACGCACAAGCAGATCGCCGATGCGCATCCGAGCTTGATTGCGATCGAGGCGGGCATCGGCTATCCGGCCGGGCACTGGGCGCCGTTCAAGGTCTTCGAGAGCTACGCGATGCTGCATGCCTACCGCGGCATCGAGGCGGTCGGCACTGCCGACGGCAACGGCTGGTGGTACGACGCCGTGATCCCGAACTATTTCGATCCAGAGGATTTCGAGTTGGGGCCCGGCGGCGACTATCTGCTCTTCCTCGGGCTGCGCAGTATCGGCGGCGAGGGCAAGGGCATTCACGTCGCCGACCAAATCGCCAAGGCCGCAGGCTATCGGCTGATCATCGCCGGCCCCGGCAGCTACGAAAACCCAGGCGAGCATATCGAGCTGGCTGGCTTCTGCGATGTCGACAAGCGCAAGCGCCTGCTCGCCGGTGCGCGCGCATTGCTCGCGCCGAGCCTCTTCGTCGAGCCGTTCTGCGGCGCCGCGATCGAGGCGATGATGTGCGGGACGCCCGTGATCTCGACCGACTGGGGCGC